CCTCCTGCATGGCGGCAGGAGTGCGGAGCGGGACCTTGTTTTCAAGGGCGTATCGCCCGGCCTCCTGGATCTTCTCCAGGTTGGCAGGCTTACCGAACGCCGCACGGTAGGCAGTTCGATCAGCGTTGGCTGCGCGGACTGCGGCCCTCTCGGCCATCGCAGACAACTTGTCGCCCGCCCAACTAAGAACTGGCTTTGCGGCCTTGCCGGCCAGTTTCAGCGCACCGCCAGCGGCCACACCCCCGATCCCACCCGATGCCGTGTCCTGGGCGATGCCGCCAAGGTCGGTGGCCTCGGAGGTGCCAGCGCCCATGAGTGCTCCAGATGCCGCAAACGAACCTAGGCCCGACCCGGGCACAAGGAATGACGCTGCCTTAAGCATTTGCTGCGGGATCTCTCGCCCCGGGTTGGCGATGGTCGGACGCTTGGGGTCGCCACGGCCAAAGAACGAGTTGACCGCAGCGCCGGCCTGGTCCATGAAGGTAGGTTCCGGTGCAGCGGGCGCCTCGCCGGGCAAGCCAAGCGCGGACGCCTGTTGTGGAGAGAGCGCAGTAGGTGCCGCTGGCGCCGCAGGAGCGTCACCCGGCAGACCAAGGGCAGCGGCCTCCTCTGGCGTCAGGTAGGCCATCACTCAGCCCTCCACCCGGAACCGTCGTTCACGTACCACTTTCCATCCTTGCCTTGGGCGCGCTTAGGGCCTGCCGCCGCCGGAGCGGCCGAAGAAGTGGCCGGAAGTGGAGGCTTCCCAGTAGCCTGCCAATACTGCTGGGCAGAAGGACCAGCGGCAGCCTCCATAGACTTCTGCATCAGGTCGAGCATGCGGAGCTTGTTGGACCTGGCCTCTGGCGAGTCCCAGGGCATCGGGACGTAGAGGCCCGTAAACTGCTTCCACTCATCGTTGCTGATGGCCGCGCCAGACTCTTTGCGCAGCAGAGCTGCCACAAGGTTTCGGGCCGCGTTGAAGTATCGGCCGCCCTGCTCGCTGGCTGCCTCCTGAGGGACCAGACTGGAGATGGGGCCGCTCTGGGCGCCCATGGCGGCAGCGTCCTTGCGCCCGCTTACGCCGGCAGGGTATCCGGCCTCCTCCATCTGCTTTCGGGCCTCTCGCATGCGCTCCGAGTAGGAGAACGACTTGGACTGATCCTCGTTCTTGAACGTCGGCAACTTGGGAAGTCCTGGACCGAGCGGGTTGGGAGGTTGAAGCGGCATGACCTCGCCCGTCTTGGAGTTAACCTTGAACCCGCCGCCACCACCGCTCACGTCAGGGACCACCTTCCAAGCATCCTGGGCCAATGCCTCGCGCTTTAGCGCGAGTTCCTGATCGAACTGGGCGGCCTGCTGTTGCCTAGCCAAAGCCTGAGCTGCGAGCTGCGCCTGATGCTGGGCAGCGTCCGCAGCCATGCGTCCGCGCAGCATCTTCTGCTGGCCCTGGAACTGACCCGCCTGACCGAGCATGGCGCCGCTCTGGTCCGCGTCCCCCAGGAACGCCTTGCCCGCATTCGCATATGAGCCACCGATGACCGTGGCGACCGTGCCTGCCGCACGGCGGCGCATCATCGCATCGGCCAGGGCTTGCGCCTGCGCCTGGACCGCTTGTGGATCTTCGCCGTACAGGTCAAAGGGGTTCACGTTCGCTCCCTAGTAGAACTGAGGCGGCTTGGGCGGAATCCACGGGGCCGCAGCGTTCGGGTCCTGCGGCATTTGCTGCGCCTGGCGCTGACGGGCCATCTCCGACAGCAGATCGCCCTTGCCGCGGTTCAGGCTCGCCATGAACTCCTGTTGACGGCGGCGAGCGTCCGCTTGCTGCCCCGCCCCGCGGCTCCTGGCCATCGCCGTAGCCAGGTGCTCCAAGGGGGAGGACGCGACGTAGGTCCCGCCCACTCGCATGCCCTCTGGACTGGGCGTGCCCATGAGCGCCCCGCCCTGGGTCCAGTCCTGGTTCGCCATGCCCATCTGCTCACCGAACAGGCCGGAGGCGATGAGGTTGTCAAACGCCGCAGGGTCGCGCTGCTTCAGGCTGCCGATGAACTCAGCCAGGGCCGCCGTCTCGCTATCGTTTCCGCCGAACATGGTTGACTCCTACCCGCCCGAGCCGGCGAGACTCGCCAGACCGGCCATCATGGAATTCTTGCCCGCTTGCTGCGTTGCATACTGGTTCTGCTGACCCTGATACCCTGCGCCCACGGCGTTGAGGTACTGGGTCTGAGGCGCGCTGTTCCCTTGGAGCAGGCCCGCGAGCTGCGACAGTTGCGAGTACGGGAGTTGCTGCCCCTGCACGCCCTGCTGGAAGATCGCATTGCCCGCCGAGGTGCCCTGGCCGATGGCGTTGGCGAGCGCCTGGGTATAAGCGTCGGTCCGCTCCCGACCGAAGTTGCCCATCGCGGCATCGGCTGCCTGACTGCCCGGGTCAAGGCCCTGGTTCGCAAGTCGGGCCCGTAGCGCCTCTTCGCGCTGACCGAACATCGGGTCGAGCCTGGACTGGGCCTGGCCGTAGGCCGCGTCGATGGCCTGCTGCCGGGCCGCGTCCCCGGTCGGCAGCGGGCCCTGGTTGCCGATCTGCCCCATGAGGTTGCCGGCGCCCTGAGCGAGCGGGTCAGCGAACCCCAGGGACTGGCCGTCCCACGAGGCGAACGGGGTATTGATTCGTCCGGAGGCCGCCTGCTTCTCAGCCGCCGCCGCGAAGTCCGGAGGGGCCGGGGCGCCCTTGCCCTGCACCTGATTCATAGCCGCTGCGCCGCCCATTAGGCTGCCTCCTTCGCTTGCTGAACCCACCGGCATTCCGCCGGACGCATCTCGAACATGACCAGATCCACCCCGACCGCCCACCCGTCTCGGACGGTGTGCGTCTGACGGAACCCCAGGCGCCGAACGAGCGCAAGGCTGCGGGCGTTGGTGGATAGAACCATAGCCATAACGACCGAACGCTTGAACTCCCGGAACGGGATACCGAAGCCGGGGATGATCAGGACCCGGAGCGCCAGCGGATTGTCTAGGGCTACGTGGATGGAGCACGCCGATTGAGTCCACCCGTCGTACCCCACCATCCCGTGAATGTTCCCAGACTCGTCCACGGCCTTGATGGCGCGGAACTGGGGCCCGATGACGAGCCCAGCTCGCTCGGCGATCCACCCGTAGTCGGCAGGCGTGGCGGGCAGGACTCTCACAGGAACCCGCCTTCCTCGTACTCCACGTCGATGCCCGTAAGCGTCATCCGAGAGGACGCAGCTCCGCGCATGGCGACGGCCACCTCTGGACCCATCCCATAGGACCCATGGACCGTTTGCTGAGCGTTGTAGGACCCACCCCAGACCGCTGCATCCCACAGCGCAGAGTCCCAGACCGAACCGGTTGCAGTCGGAGTGGACGTGATGGCCGAGATCTCGGAGAGGTCCCACTTATACCGGGCCATGATCGAATACGGGATGGACCCGCCCTGGCTGAGCACCGTGGGGCGCAGCATGTGGACCTGCTTTTGCGTCGGTCGGCCCATGTTGGTGAAGCCGGTGAGCAAGGACCAGTAGATCGGGTCGTAGGAGTTGGGGTCCGCGAGCAACACCCCATCCACGTCGCCGTCATTGATGCAAACCCGACCGTCCTCGGTGCCGAAATACAACGTGCCGCCCCATGGCTCGGCGCAAACGCCCATCGGCATGTCCCGATACTGGTGCCACCCCTTGGTGGTCAGGGACATGACGAGTTGTTGGGTGGCTGCACCAGAGGCGATAGGCACCGTCACGATCAGCGCGGAGTCCTTGGGGTGGATTCGCATCGACCACCCACGGTTGGCCGAATACGACGCCTGGAGCTGACCGAACAGGTTGGCGATCCGAGCGGTCTCGTACTGGGTGGAGTAGACGCCGCCACCAGCCTGGAGCTTGGAGAGCGATTGGATGCCCGTCGAGGACATCAGGAGCAACTCGCCACCGAAGTCGGTGCAAATCTTCCGGCCCGCCGGCACGGAACCGGCGTACCACACCCCGGTCAGTGCGAACGTCTCGGCCTGAGCAGGGTCGGTGCCTCGGTAGATGACCACGTCACCGCCACCGGACACGGCCACAAGGTCGTCATCGCTGCCCTGTCCGCCGTCATGCGTCCATGACCACAAGCCGCGCAAGTCGCCGCCGGCCTTGAAGCGAGCGCCGAAATTGAACTTGGTGGCCGCGCCAGTCACGGCGCCGATGTCGAGATACCATCCCGAGGCGGTGTCCTTCTCCACGAACCAGAGCCGGTTTTTCCACCCCATCACGAAGGCCAAATCGGCAGGATCAACGCCTGTAACCGGATTGGCAGGCAGACCGCCAGCGGTCCACGTCTCGGGGAACTCCTGGTACACGTAGTACCCGTTCGCCTCGTCGCAGTAGCACAGGTGATGGTCGCCATCGGAGTTGACGAATACGGTGGAGATGCCCCACCCAGCGTCAGGCCCAGTCGTGCCGAACACGACCACTTGGGTCGGGGTAGTCGTGGACGCCGACACGTCCCAGATGCCGGTTTCGGTGCAGGCGAACAGGCGGTTTGACGTGCCGTTGCCGACAGACCCGGTGAACGGCAGGATCGAACGGACCTGTTCGCTGTTGAGTCCGGTCACCCACTCCCGCCACCCAAGCCGGGACCGAAGCCCATACTCCGCGCCGATCAGGTTGTAACTGTAAATCGAGTATCCAACCGGCATCGACACGCCCGACGATACCGTGTCCATGCCCAGGGTGGGCGCAGCAACGTGCGCCATCCGAGCCCGGTTGCTCTGGATCCTCGCCTTGGCCATCATGGGAAGCTCTCAGGGACGTTGAAGTTGCCGAAACTGCGTTCCCGGGCCATGTTGATCGGCTGCGATCCGCCCGTCTTGCCCTGCACCCACTCCAGGCGGTCGGTGTACGCCGTGTAGGCCAGGGATGTGTCCTTGCCCTTGGCCTCCAGGAACTTGCACTTGACCCCGAGGACCACCAGCGTCGGGTCAAATAGGACGTAATCGGTGTAGAGCGTGGCGTGGTCAGCGTCCGGGCCAGTGCCGCTGGCCGCCGTCTGCACCCAGTATTCGGAGATGTATTCCCCGTCGATGGTGAGGCCATCGCTCGGCGCCACCGGGAACACCAGGCGGTTACCCTGGATCCGGTACGGGATCCGGGAGAATGACGTACCGTTCCAGGCTCGGAGCGATGCCGTCTCTTGCGGAGTGACCGACCCGCGCAGCGGAGACGACCCGGTCATGTCCCACAGCGTCTCTGGCGTCATGGAGATATAATCGGCCGGGAGCGCCCAACTCGTCTGGCTGGCCGCCGTGACAAACGAGAAGTTCCGTCGTAGTTGGTCGTTGCACTTGGCGACCAGTTCCGCCCCAACGGTGTTCAGGAACTCCAGAAGCTGAACCACGTTCGCATCCGTGGACGCGAACGGGTCATAGGTGGCCTGGGCCTGAGCGTTCAGATTCAGGACGCCGACCTGAGTCCCG